TGTTACATACATTATTACTAGGAGCGATTGCTATTACAGTGGCAACGTTTGAAACATCAAAACGTAAACCTTGGCTATTTGGATCTTATCATTCATATGGTAGATCAAGGGACTATGTAATCTATAGAGACGAACAAGGGAATCCTTATAAAGTACAGCTTGACAAAGGTGATCCTGGAGGAGAGCATGAATAAAACTAATCTTAGATTAGTATATCCTGTTGGATCTGGTGGCCAATTTTTAACCTATGCTATATCAAAAGGTTTGAAAGACAATGTTGCTCAATATAGATTTGTACCACATGAACAAGGAACTAATAGATGGAGATATACGCCAGAGTGGCTGACTTTACCGCCTGGTGATAAAATACAAGTAGATGGTTCTCTATTTGGACCTCATGAGCCTTGGGAACATACAAAAAAAGAAACAGATTATATTGTGTCAATAACTCCTAAAACAACAGGAGAATTATTTTGGTGTTTAGTTAATAGTAGAATGAAAAATCTTTATAATGATGATTCTGATATAGAACACAAAAAAATACAATTAAAAAAACAGTACTGGTATCTATCTGAGTTTCTTATAGATCCTCTTGAAAATAGACCAGATGTTTTAAGTCATGATAATTCACCTAACTATGCTGAATATATAGAACGTATAAATGAAGTAGGTGTTGATATCACTTTTAACTACAATTATTGGTTTATTGAGGAATGGCAAAGAAATTTCATAGCTAACTTAGGTAATGACTTAGATCTAGAAGTAGACGCTGACGAGTTTGTTAAAACTATAAAAATATATGGTAAAAATCAAAAAAAGTTATATACTAAGATCCTTGATGATATTAAACTGTTTACACCAGAGTAGGATCATTAGAAAAGAGATCAGGAGGGAAATAAAGTGGATAAAGCAACAGTAAACAAATACTTTGGCAATAACTGGAAACCAAACTACAAGCATTATGAATATAGTGGGTGGGCGTTGTTGGACAAAGTAGGACCTACGGATACAGTAATTGATATTGGGTGTGGGTTTAATAAATTTAAAGAAAAGTTAGGAGATCAACTATACGGATTTGATCCTGCTAATGATAAAGCAGACGAAGTAGTTAGCATTGAAGAGTTTGAAGCAAATGGTAAACAATGGGACATAGCATTTGTTTTAGGTAGTTTGAACTTTGGAACAGCAGAAGATGTTGAACCACAAGTTGAAAAAGCAGTCAGTCTTGTAAAGCCAGGTGGTATACTATACTGGCGACAAAATCCAGGATTAGGTGATCATCCTTGGAAAGGTGTAGAGGAGATACAGTTCTTTCCTTGGACGTTTGATATTAACTATGAATGGGCTAAGAAGTACGGCTGTGAAGTACTAGAGTGTAAATGGGACGCCAAGAGCGATCGAATATACTCGGAATGGAGAAAAAGTTTATAAAAAGACTTGACTTCAGTAACGGTTCTGTTATATAATGTAAAAGTTAAATGAGAGAGCCAATATTATTAATGATTATAAAGATTATTGATAAATATAAATGTTAAGCGTAATTGGAATTACGTTTATCAAGGCAAATAAACAAAGGCACATAGGAGGCATATATTATGGCATCATTAGCTGAAATACGAGCTAGGTTACAAGCTCAAGAAACACGCCAATCAGGCAGTAACACAGGTGGCGACAACGCCATTTTCCCACACTGGAATATCCAAGAAAACGAGAGTACTACACTAAGATTTCTCCCTGACGGAGACTCTAGTAATACATTTTTCTGGGCAGAACGTCAAATGATTAGATTACCTTTCCAAGGTATTAAAGGTCAAGTTGATAGTAAGCCTGTAACTGTACAAGTACCTTGTATGGAAATGTGGGAACCAGTAGGTTCATGTCCAATTTTATCTGAGGTTAGACCTTGGTTTAAAGACAGCTCACTAGAAGACATGGGTCGTAAATATTGGAAGAAGCGTTCATACGTTTTCCAAGGATTTGTTAGAGAGAATCCTCTAACTGAAGAAACTACTCCAGAGAATCCAATTCGTAGATTTATTATGGGACCACAACTGTTTAATATTATTAAAGCAAGTTTGATGGATCCAGAAATGGAAGAACTACCAACTGATTCTACAGCTGGTTTAGATTTTCGTGTAACTAAAACAACCAAAGGTGGATATGCTGATTATTCAACTTCAAAATGGGCTAGAAAAGAAAGTTCATTAAGTGAAGCAGAGCAGTCGGCTATTGAGTCACATGGTTTGTATACTTTAAATGATTTCTTACCTAAGAAACCTTCAGAAGCTGAACTCAACATAATCAAACAAATGTTTGAAGAGTCAGTTGATGGTAAGCCTTACGATACTGAGAAATATGGTGCTTATTATCGTCCGGCTGGTGTAAGTGCTCCAAAAGGAACAACAACTTCAACAACTTCAACAACTACAGCAACACCGTCTCCCGCTCCGGCTGTGTCACAGCCTGTTGCTGAAACTACAACTGAAACTGTTGCTCCAGCACCAACACCAACCGCTGAACCGATTCAAACTGAAACGGCTCCAGCACAACCTGTTGAAAGTACTTCGGCAAAAAGAGCAGATGATATTCTTGCTATGATCCGAGACAGACAACAGAAGTAATATTAGTAAGAACGGTGTAACAGGTTTCGGCCTGTTACACTTTTTAAATCAAGGAAGGTAAATTATGGCAAAACCATTCGACGTAAGTAAATTTAGGAAAGATATAACAAAATCAATCGATGGATTGAGTGTTGGCTTTCATGATCCAACAGATTGGATCAGCACAGGTAATCATTGTTTGAATTACCTAATTAGTGGCGACTTTAATAAAGGTGTACCACTAGGAAAAGTAACTGTATTTGCTGGTGAATCAGGAGCAGGTAAAAGTTATTTCGCGGCAGGAAACATTGTAAAACACGCCCAAGAACAAGATATTTTTGTAGTATTAATTGATTCAGAAAATGCTTTAGATGAAACATGGCTACAAGCACTAGGTGTAAGTACAGATCCTAGCAAACTTTTAAAATTATCAATGAGTATGATTGATGATGTAGCAAAAACTATTTCAACATTTATGAAAGATTACAAAGCTATGGAGGCTGAAGAACGCCCTAAAGTTTTATTTGTAATTGATTCATTGGGTATGTTATTAACGCCAACTGACGTAGATCAGTTTGAAGCAGGTAACATGAAAGGTGACATGGGTCGTAAACCTAAGGCCTTAACAGCATTAGTTCGTAACACAGTTAATATGATTGGTGCTTATAATGTTGGTATGGTATGTACTAATCACACTTATGCTTCACAAGATATGTTTGACCCAGATGATAAAATATCAGGCGGTCAAGGATTTATCTATGCTTCAAGTATTGTAGTAGCAATGAAAAAATTGAAACTAAAAGAAGATGAAGATGGTAATAAAATTAGTGATGTTAGAGGTATTAGAGCAGGTTGTAAAGTAATGAAAACACGTTACAGTAAACCTTTTGAAGCAGTTCAAGTTAAGATTCCTTACGAAACAGGAATGAATCCATATAGTGGATTACTTGAAATGTTTGAAAAGAATGGCGTTGTTGTTAAAGATGGAAACAAGCTCAAGTACACAACACTAGCAGGCGAAGAAATTAAAGAATTTCGTAAGCAATGGACTGGTGAACGATTACAAGTAGTTATGGATGATATAGTTTCTGGTGTTAGTAAACCTCAAGATGATAATATAAGTATGGTTGAGGAAACTCAAGAAGAAGAAAACATAGCATCGGAGTAAAAACTATGGCGGAAGATACATCATTTACTACAGATATAGTAGTTGAAACTTGGAAGACTTTACAAGAGTATATTCCAGAAAAAGATAAAGTTAGAGCAGGTCAGCATTTTCTAAGAACATTACAAGATAATGGTATAGAAGAAGAAACTTTAGAAGCATTAGCTGAAGCTGACGATTTAATGGAAGAACTGATCGACGACGTGATGGAAGATCCTCTTTATGAGGAAGGCGACGACGGCGACTATGATGATGATGGGGACGATGATTACAACTAATTGGTACTCTAAAGTAACACATAATCTAGCAGTATTGCCAGATTTCTTAGAACACTACGAAGGCGAACTATTAGTCGCTAGAAAAGAATCTGGGATATATGGGAATATTGAAAACAACTTAAAACAACTTCCAGCTCAAACAGAAATAAGATTTAGCCAGCTTCAAGAAATTGAGGCTGTGCTAAATTTCCTTAATATTCAATTAAGAAAAATTAGACGTAAACATTTTAAAAATTATCTAGAAAGTTATGCTAGAGCTTTGTCAACAAGAGATGCTGAAAAGTATGTTGATGGAGAAGATGAAGTAATTGACTTTGAAACGTTAATTAACGAAGTAGCTTTAATGAGAAATAAATGGCTAGGTATAATGAAAGGTCTAGAAGCAAAACAATGGCAACTTGGTCACATAACTAGACTAAGAACGGCAGGTATGGAAGATGTTAGCTTGTAGTAGAGCAAGAAAGCTGTATTCTGAATGGAAACAAGATGAATGGAATACACTTAAAGACAAACCTGTAGAAATAGGCACTATGTATAACACATTAGAAATACTAATGAATGATATGTATAGGGCTTTAATTGAGTATAACAAATTTAATACAACACCAAAATTACATACACTAATAACAAAATATAAGAAAGCTAACGAATATTTTGATAACTATAAGTATCAATCAATGTTAACAGGGATATCAAATGGATCTACTATTAAATAA